GGCATCTTTCACGAAGCTGCGCGTGATGGGTTGATGCGAAGCCGCGAAGCCGCTAAACGGAGCCTCCTTGTGCATTGGGGTATCGCCAAGTGGTAAGGCAGCGGATTTTGATTCCGCCATTCCCAGGTTCGAATCCTGGTACCCCAGCCAAGGTTTTCCCAATTTCCTTTCTCGCCTGACGCCCGTGCGCCGCTGTGGTGGACTATGTAGCGCGCCGCGATTTTCTGGACATATTGATTTGGCCATTCTGGACATTTGGCCAAACTCAAGATCGATCACACCTCACGAAAAGGCGAGGCGATCATTGTCCCGCCGCTGCCCTTCAAGGATTTTGAAAGCATCATAGGCGTGCTCGCGAAGCACGCCGAGAAGGCTCTCTCGATCAAGCCCGGAACCGTTGATGGTGATATTGGGGGAATAAGTCACGCTTCCCCCATCCGGTGCGCCAGCGCCGCTCTTGCGCCCGCCGATCAGCGCGGTGTCAGAGCTGATGCTGCCCACCGGTGTCACCGCATCGCGCATCTGCCCAACAACATTCTGCACCGCCGCAACGGCAGGCCCCGCATGGATACCCATGGCGAGCGTCTCGGCAAACTTGATCTGATGCAGATCCGAGAGCGGCCCAACCTTGGCGGGTGAGTGCGGAAGATGATCGCGGATCTGCTGTGTCACATCGCGCACGGCAGCAACCGCCGCCTCGGCACGCGCCCGCATCCCCTGCGCGAGCGTCTCCATCATCGCGGCACCGTGGCTGTGGAAGCTGATCCCGGCGAGGTATCCCTGCGCTGCACCAATCGCTGCCTGAAGCGCGGGCAGCAACGAGAATGCGGCAACGGCCTGTTGCACCTCGTTTAGCAGCTCCTTGAGACGCTCGAGCGTTTTCACACCTTCCTGCGCCTGCTGTGCCTTGGCGAGCGCGCCGCCGTCGCCATTCTTGTCGGCCCCGCCGAGGCCAACCATGTTGCCCACACTGTTGACAGCACCCTTGAGGTTCTCCCAGACGCGCGAGATCTTCTCCCAAGCTCCCTCTACGAACTTGGCGATTTTGGAAATCGCGCCGTCAAAGGCGTCATAAAGGGTCTTTCCCCAGTCCGCGACCCACTTCGCCACCGGCTCGAAGGCCTTCTGCAAGGCTTCCAGCGGCTTCCAGTTGTCGAAGCTGGTCTTGATCGTATCCCAGAGGTCAGAGAACCACGGCCCGATACTCTCCCAGTTTGCATAGATCAGGTAGGCACCAGCCGCGATTGCCGCGATGCCCGCCACCACCCAACCAATCGGCGTCGTCATCATCGCCGCGCCCAACATCACGAAGGTGCGTGCCGCCATGGTAATGGCGCTGGCGACCATACCCACCGCCATAACAACCTGAGAAGCATAACCGAGGAAGGGCAGCGCCACGAGCGCCGCCACCACATTACCCCAGCCGCCGAACGCTTGAACAACGGGATCCACGGCGCTCGCCATGGACTGGAGCTTGCCCCAGATCGCCCGGATCTTCGCCTCAACCTCGATCAACCCTTGCTTGATCCGCCCGCCGAGCTGGTCGGCGAGGGCGTCGAGACCCTTCTCGCCCATCTGTTCGGTATAGCCGAGCATCTCCTTGAGCTTGTCGGAAACATAGGCGAACGGACCGGCATCCATTACCTTGGCCGTAATGGCGTCCCAGTTGTTTGCCAACTGGATCATCATGCCATCCGGCGACATGCGCTTGTTCTGCATCTGCCCCGCAAAGCGGGCGGAGATCAACGTCTGAAGTTTCTGAAGGGTTTCCGCTGCCTTCTCAGACTCAAGCATGACCCTCTGAACTTTGTTGTTGACCAGCGCCTCAACGTAAGAGCGCCCCTCTCCATCACTTCTCGCATCCAAGCCGAAACTGCCGAGGCCGGAATAATCGCCACGGCTTGCGGAGGCCCATGCATTGGCGGTGCTCTGGATGCTTTGCTGTTTCATGACAGCGGCATTGCCAAGCATATCCATCAACCCGTTCTGACGCGGATCGATACCGGCAGGAGCCAATTCCAACAGCGCAGCGCGGGTGTCGGCAGTCCGGAACGGAGCCTGTTTACCCCAAGCATCGCCATACTGGCGCATAGCCTGCGCGGCCTCGGCCGAGCCGAGATCGGGCCGGAGGCGGTTCTCGACATCAAGCGCGCCCTGGACATTCGAAAATGCGTTGACGCCCGCCTGGTTAAGACCGGTGCGGGTGGACGCATAAGCATTGTTCATAAGGCCGAGGCCGCTGTTTCCCGCGCCGGACACAGCACCCTTGATGCCGCCCCATGCGTTTTTGACCGCGTTCATCGCAGCCTGTCGGGCATTGTCGCCCATGGCTTTGCCCATCGCCCTGCCGATAGCCGCGCCGGCTGCGGTGCCAATTGCACCCCAAGGAGCATTTGCCACCGAACGGGCCATCTGACGCATCCGCCCTTCGGTTCGTGCCGCTTCCTGCCCCGTCTGCTTGACTGCTTCGGTAATTTTCTTCTGCGCGGAAGCTGCCTTCGTGGCATCCTGCGCGTAGCGGTCTGCCCAATAGTCCTTCCAGAACGGCTCGCGCGCCACGTTCTTGCGGGTCTGCTCCTGCCGCTCGAATTCGGCATAGGCCGCTTTGCGCCGCGTCAGTTCAGCCATGCGCTTCTGATGCGCGTCAGAAGCAGCAGCCGAGACAGCTTTCTCCGCCTTGGCTTGTGCGCTCATCGCGTCAGTGGCCTGCTTGGTAGCCTTGGAGATCTGCGCGGCATTCTGAGCGGCCTTGTTTCCAGCCGCCGCATTGGAAGCGTTGATCGCCTTTTGGGCGGCTTCAAGCTTCTTGAGCGGCCCCAGCGCCTTGTCGATAAGCTCCAGCGTCAGTGCGACTTTCATGGCATCAGACATTGCCGCGCCTCCTTCAGTGACCGTCAGGCGAGAGAGGACAAGGCTTCTTCGTAGCTGATGCCCTTGTTGCGCGACACAGACATGGCCCGATCATGCAAAAGCGCTCTTTCGGGAGACACCTCGTAGCCGTCCGGAACCTTGTAGTTCGCCCGCTTTTCGCCATCCTCGAACGGGTCCGCGAACTGATTTGTGATCGATCCATAGTTGACGACAACAGGCAGCGTCGAAATGAACCGCTTGAAGAAAATCAGCGCCTCGACCGAAACTTGAGCGCCGCTCGCATCTGCGAAGCTGACCTCGCCCGCGCCGGACAGGCTGTCCATGAAGGACACCAGCTGATCCTTGTGGCAAGGAAGAACACGCCCCTCCCTGACAAGCTTCTCCAAAAGCTTGTCGTTCTCAGACCGCCCCAGCTGGCGCTGATAAAAGGCTTCAACTTCCGCGACGGTGAGATCGCCAAAGGTCATGACGCCTTCACCAGCCGTGGCAAACTGCGCCTGTTTCAGCCCCTTCACAGCCGGTGCTGCGGCCCCGAGAAAGCCAACGTGCTTGAGGGCATATGATCCGGGTGTCGGATTGTTGCCCGCGTCGGGCATGTAAAACGATGCCGAAACCTTGGCATAGCGCTTCTGACGCACCTGATCCGCGAACTCCGGGTCGATATCGCCCACGTTGGCAATCAGGCGATCCCCTTTCACTTCCAGTGATTTCACCCATCCATAGGCGGGACCATCGGTCTTGGGGTGGCCGATAACGACCGGGGCTTCATGGATCGCCGGATTGTATCGGGAGGCGGTCCCTTCAAGGTCCGCCTGCGAAAAGCTCATCGAGCCTCCCCCCCATCGGGGAATGGGTTCCGGCCCGGAAGATTTCAACCGGAATAGTGGGGCAAGCGCTGCACATGATGATTACCCCACCGAACAGACGTTCTGGAAGAGAAAGCCGGAGGAAATGCCCGTCAGAAGCGGTGCACGCTCATAGGTGACACCGTAAACCCACGACTTCACATCGTTGTCCCAGAATGCCTGTTCGACGAACGGATGCCCTTTGAGAGTGTAGGTGTAGCCGAAAGACGGTTCTTCGAAGCCTTCCGGTGCGGGCGGGACATAGGCCAGAACAGCCGAGTTGCCCCAAACATCCCTGAATTTTTCGTTCTCGCCGGTCCCATCGAGGTATTTCGCCTTGGCGACGGACACCATTTCGAGATCGAAATACGCCGCGAGCATTTCCGCCGTGATGCTGTCCGCAGAGGTGTATTTGAACTTCTCCGCGATCTTCTGGTTCCGGCGCAGCGCCTTGAACGCCTTGTTCGGGATAACCATCCGGTTCGGCTCGATGCCCGCGCTGTTGCGCACCGCTTCCTTTGCGTCATCGATATGTTTGAGAGGATCGGAGGCCGGATCCTCCCAAATGTCCGATCCGGCAAGGGTCAATTTGCGGTCGTTGCTGTAGTTGTTCGCATCGGTCGCCAGCTTGGCCTGTTCATCCTCAAGCGAGAGGGTGAGCGAGAACATCACGCTGCGGGTGGCGCGCTTACCCAGATCGATACCCGGAACGCGTGAGGCATCGCCCAGCAGTTCGCGCGGGATGGAGGAGTTGAGAGCATCCTGCACCAGCGAGAAGGGCTTCCCCGCGTAACCGAACGGAACCTTTGCCGTGGAAGCGCCGGGCGCGCGGCGAACGGTGTAAAGCCGGAAGCTTTCGCGCCCGAACTCGATGGTCGTCCCCCCGCGTTCCGTCACGTCAATGGACGGAAACAGTGTCATGCCGACGCGGTCCGCGTGCTTGAACCCCTGCGCGACGGTCGAGAGAACCGGATCGATAACGCGCCCCTGCGCGACGGTCATATTGGACATTTCAGGCTCCAAAATAGGGTGTGGCGTCAGATCGCGTTTTCAGGCGTTCTGGCGGGCTTTTTGTGGTTTCTGGTAGGGTGGGTGCTGAGGCTCCCGTCATGGGGCGTCAGATGGCCGTCAGAAATTGAAGGAGAGGCATCCGGTTTGCCGTGGTGCGCCAGCCCCATTCCCTTGATCGCCAACAGGACTGAACGGCGATGAAGCCCAACCTCAAGCCCAATTTCTCCGGTGGTTTTGCCAGCAGCAACCATTTGCTTGATTTTTTGATGCCGCCACTTCGTTGTCTTCAACGAAACGGGAACGACCATATCTTCCCCGCCGAAATCTTGGATCAGCGCTTTCTGATCTTCCTCCGACAACATTCGGATAGGCGCATTGGCATACCTCGACTGCTGCGGCGTCTCAGAAAACTTTTTCGGAATGTGAAGGCGGGTGCCGGGAACGGCCTCAACCATGCGCCGGACAATCCCCATACCCAGATGCTCCGCAACGGGCCGGATGGATTTCGGGAGCGCATCAATCAGGGGGTCATAATCTTCCATACCCACACCTCGCGTGTTCGAGGCCTGATAGGGCGATGTTTTCATCTTTACTTACAGGTGATGAAAGCACCCGCGCGCGCGCGACAAGGCATGTAAACCTTGCTTTTGCCGGGCGGGCTTGTCGGAGCCCCTGCTTGGCCGATGAGCCAACCTGTGCGCCAACATGGGCGGGGTCATCGTGCGGTCATGGAGCGGCGACGCCTCTTGCTTCCCTCCGGTTCAACGAGTGCGAAGAACCTCCATGGCCGCGCCCACACCATGCGATGCAAGGGAACCGCCCCCATGAACTTCAAAACCACCACCCACACGGTGAAAGCTACTGGTGACGGCCCGGAGCGCCGCTTCATCACCTTCAACGGCGCTCTTGCCGGTGCGAATGACGCCGTGCTCGGCGTGTCCCAGACCGCGTTCAAGACGGGCAGCGTTTTCACGGCTGACATCATCGGCGTGACGGAAGTCGAGGCGGGCGGCCCGATCGCCAAGGGCGACAAGATCACGCCGGACGCCACTGGCCGCGCGATCAAGGCTCCGGGCGACGCAACGAACGTTGTGGGCCGCGCCGTCAATGACGTGACCAGCGTTGGCGCTGGCGCTCTGGTGTTGATCCGTTGAAAGAAGTTGCGCGGCCCCTTGCCCTGCCGCGCTCGCCTGCGGGGCTACGAGGGCCGGGACAAACGGCCTCGCCACACAGGAAAAACTGACGCCAGCCTCTCAAGAGAACGGCCCGTCATTTTAAACTGATGGCGCGGCCCGTGATCTGCCGCGCGCGCTTGACCACCTTGGACGAACCGGACCACGCGGTCATCAATGGCCAATGCCGGGAAATCCTACCATGCGTCAGAAATTGAGGAAAGCGTCAGGGTTCTGACGCTTCGTTTTTACCCAAGTGCGCGGTCAGAATACGCCGGATGGCTTCCGGCCTCGACGGCTTCGGGTTCGGCTGAGCTTCTATCCATGCATCAATGGATACCAACAGCGGATCATGAACGCGCACACCAAGCATGGTGCCGACACCTGTTGGCTTAGGACCACGCTTTTTTCGTGTTATCAGGGTTTCTTGACCGCTCATAAAAATCCTGATAACAGAGAAACAGGCCGAAGGGAAGTTGGCCCTTCCGCTTCGGCCCTAACCCGAGCCATGAGGACATCATGACCAAGGCTGCTGCCACCCATATCACATATGATCCCGCAGCGCTCACCCCGTCAGAACGGTCGGAAGCGGAGAAGGCTGCAAAAAGCGAAGCCACGCTTCCTGTCTCGGCTGAGCGTCTCGCCACACTGAACAAGCGCTTTGTAAAGCACGCGCGCGGGCTGAACATTCTGCCGCTGCTGCTGTCAGCCAGCGCGGAAGAGGTTGGCCAGATGGGAGATGACGCGCATTGGTCGCTCCAAACGCTTCTCGAAATCGTGCTTGATCCCTTGATGGAGATGAGCGCGGAATTTGAGGAGCTGGAAAGCGTGGGAAAACTCCGCGCCAAGCTGATCGGCGCATGAGGCAAGCCCTTCCCCCTTCAAGTCTGTTCAACCCGGCCCCGTGGCCGGGTTTCGTCGTTCCGGAGTACTGCGTTATGGTGAACGAAACTAAAAAGGCGAAGCCGTGAGGGAATGGTGGCACCTATCGGAGATCGTGACGGCGTGCGAGGGCGTGAAAGCTCCGCAATCTCCGAACGAGATGTTCTGCTTTCTGGTCTTTTATTGCTCCGGTCGGCTGAAAAGCCTTCTGCCGCTTGAGCGGGTTTCATCGGAAGAAATCGACGCCCTTTTCAAGGGCGATATGGTGAACGCGAAGGCCATTCCTCCAATTTTTCTTGATATTCTGGAAGTTCGCAACGGGGGAGAGCCGTCCTGGTCGGTGCGTGGGGCCACAGAAACAACTCATGCATTGTTGCAACGGGAAAACGTGGGGGAACGACGCCTCTTTGAGAAAAGCGTCCTCTCTGCCCGTGCCGAAGCCCGCCAATGCTACCTGTATGGGGTTGGGTTAACGCGTAGCTACCCCTTCTTGTCGGCCATTCCAGACCTGCGGTGGTTCTCGCTCCCATGGATCGTTCACCTTGCTCTGCCCGGCATCCCGAAGTCTCAGTCCGGCATATACAAGTGGATCAACAGCGCCCCTCGGGATCTTCTCCACGCCGATAATGTAGTTGAGTGGCGCGCCTTTCCGCGCTCGTGGAGAACTGCCTTCTCAATTCGGTGGACAAACGCGATGGCTGCTCTTGGGCACCTCTACACGGACGATGATTTTCCGGCGCAGTTTTTCACGCGGCTCGCCAGAGAACCCATGACGGATAGCGATCCGTCCAGTGCGCGCATGCTGCTAATCGAGCGCGTAAGAGATCGCATGAAGAGCGGCGAGGGAAAAATGGAGGCGATCCGGGCCACCGTCTTGGAGGCCGCGTCGGCTGATCGAGAAAGCGACTTGGGAAAGGCAGCCCTTGCCGCCAATGCCAAGAATAGAGGGCTTTCGGAACGCAGCCTTCGGCGCTGGATCGAAGGAGCGGATCTGTGACGCCTAATTTTAGCGAATGGCATCTTTTCCGCGCATAACCCTTTCATTCTTATGATATTTCTACTGTTTTCTTATCCAGAACATTTGGCCACACAATTCGCACCCATTTTGCGTAATAAAATTGCGCGCTGATTTTCTGGACAAAACTGACCAATGTTTGTCCTACCAATGGGTTAGCGTATATTCAGGACTGTCCGGAAACCGTCCGAGTTTGGCCGTTTTATTCTACTGAACGGCTATTTTTGTCCAGAAAGCACATTTGGCCACTTTTGGCCCAAGTCGTTGAAATTCCGATTGATTAGCGATCAATTGGCCAAATCAAATATGTCCAGAATATCCGGGTGCCTCACAGACTAGTCCATTGCCAAGCGCAGCTTGCGGGGGCACTCGTTTTCTATGATCGGGTGATGCGCACCGCCGGTGCGCCCTCAAGGATGAAG